CAATGGTCTGAGTTTCTTCAAGATAAGAAATTAACGAATGCTTTATTGGACCGCTTGGTTCATCATTCTAAAGTCATTTCTATTACTGGAAAATCTTATAGAATGAAAGACTATAGTGAGAAGAAAACCAAAACCCCAAAAAGTAAATAAAGTGATGGGCCCAAAACCAACAATTTGGGTGGCCCATTTCCTACATTTTCAATGACCCAAAACCAACATTTTTAGATGGCCCTTGACAGCCTCAACAGCCTTTGTTTCATTCAAGTCAATCCCTGTGGTGACTGAATCAACCATTATATCTGCCATTTTTACTCCTTTCTAATTTTTGAGTATAAAAAAACACCTAAACATTAGGTATTGACATGAATATTATTGTCCAAACATCTTCTTCAAATCATCAAACGAAGCCATCTTATTATCTTCATTCGCTTTAAACACATCAATTAAGTCATAATAATCATGATTATCTACTTGTTCTAATGTCCAGTGCCAATTTTCGATAATATTTTTTTCAAATAGTTGTAAGTCTATTAATTGGTTGTGGTGGTAGACTTTTCGTTCTTCAATGCTTGAACTTTTTTTTCGGCAGAATCAACCTCCTCAGTAAACATAGTATCGATTTGATCATCATCATACCCTTGAAGTGAAAGAACAAGTTTAGACTGCAAATTCATAAATTGACCTCGGTCAAATTCTTCTAATTTATCTACTTCTTTTTTATTTAAACCTAGAATTTCAGTAATAAATTTTTCAGCATTATTAATTACTGACATATCATCAAGAGCGATTGCTTTTGTTAATTCTTCTAGTGTTCCATCCTGAACTGAAGCAAGTTTTTCTTGGCTTTTTGCTAGTTCCAATTGGTAGGCATGCATTTTTTTAATGTTCTTAATTGAAGTTTTAACTTCAAATGATTCTTCTCTAATTTCTGGTAATGATAATTTCATTGTATATCTCCTCTATTTTACTTTTTGTAACGGAATAGTCAGGTATCGAACCTAATATAATAGACCGTCTATCTATCCCATATAAAAAGCGGATTACTCCGCCATTTAATTATTAATGTCTAGTTGTAGTCGTTGTATAATTTATTAAACTCCAACTCCAGCATAACCATTAAATACATCTTTCATCATCACGTCTTCAGTAAATTTTGAATCTCCACCATCAAAGAATTTGACAGCTTCTCCGCCCCAACGACTTACAGAGAATGCAGTAAATGTCAATGCGTCATCAACACGAACAACTGCATTAGTATTTGTTTGCAAGTTCATTGCTGTTTCGTTCATTTTACCAGCAGCAAAAGCAACATATTGTGGCTTCGCAGTACCGATTGTAGTTGTTTGAATCAAGACTGCTACTTTTGGAATACTTCCTTGTGTATAACCACCTTTAGTATCGTTTACACGACCAAGCAATTTGTTTTTAATATCTACTGGTAGACCATTAAATGCAAAGGCTACTGAAGGAGTACCTTTTGCAATATCTGCATCTACTTGACCATCATTACCATAAATCATTGTTGGAGCGCTTGATAAATTAGTGATGTTTGCAGTTTTTGTACCTAACATTTCATCAGTAATTGGGAAGACTCCATTGGTAGATAAACCAGTTTCTCCTTTAACGATCACTCCTTTTTCATCCAATAGAGCAAGTGTAACCATTTTTAAACCTTTTGTTGCCATTTTAAATTCCTTTCTTAAATAAAAAACGAGTTAGCTATTTGCTATCTCGCTTAACGTCATGATGCGTTGCACCGTTAAATTTTTAATAATTTGCCCTGTATCAGGGTCTATATAGTGACTTTTTGATTGCGCAATAAGCCAATCATTATTTATAAATGATTTCATCAGATTAATTTCGCTTTGAACAATATTTATACCAGAATCTTCAGCGTTCGAGTAAAAGATTTGAATATAAACACCATACATGAGTGAAATAAAATCTGAGTTACCATAATCACTTGGTCCATTATCTGATTCTGTAAGTAAAACTTGCGTTTCATTACTAGAATCTAATTTTTCACTAGGAATAGAATCAAGAAAGATTTCATCATGCGGAAAGTCACTAGCTGCAATTATGTCTTGAACAATTTCAACTGGTCTTTTCATAAGTTACTCTCCTTCTTTTTTCTATTAATTATTTTTCTCATTGCTTCAGCTTCAGCTTTTAATATTCCTTGCTGAACAATAGGATTTTTTCTTATTTCTTCAATAAAATGATCTGCATGAACCGCAACTTCACCGGGCTTTTTGTACTTTCTTCCAGAACGTGTTGTGAACTGAGGAAAGCGACTACCATTATTAATGATATTGGCGATATAACCTTTTGTATGAGTACCTTTTTCCGTACTTCTTTCCCATCCTACAACACTTTGACCATCTTTAACTCCGTCAATATTCTTATTTTTCATAACAATACTATCCGCTAAATGTGGATCTTCTCCAGTATCACGATGACGGTAGTGCCTATTTCTAACTTCATAAGCCAATGCTTGCTCAAAAACTTTAGCGCCTGCCTTTGTAACTTCCGCCTTATCTTCTACAGACATTTTTGTACTTAATTCTTCAGCTCTATCGACAATAAGCTGCATCGCATCATAAAATGAAACCATATTAAGCTCCTTTCTTCTTCGCTTGAAGAGTCAAAATATCAAATTTAATAAGCTTTGCAGATTCATCTGAAGAAATATTAATAATATTGTAAAGAACATCATCTATTTGAACAAACATTTTCTTTGTAACTAGCTTATTATGTCTAATTGCAATGTCGAATGTATCAGCCGTAGTTGTACCAATTATCTGAAATTGAAGCGCAAGTGATCTCATTTTAGCCGCAAATCGAACATTTAAAACCGTTGCTGGGTCAATTTTTTCAATCTTGCCTCCAGTTGGAGTAGTTACTGTTTTAGTAACTCCAATCTTACATTTTCTGTTAAAATCATTCGGTTTGTAAGTTTTGACCATCTTGCGCCTCCTTCCACGAAGAATAAAGACCTCTCAACTGACCGACCATGTGATCTACAGCCGTAGTAGGAGGCATAGTTGTAGAACGATTAATCCACAAATCCATCGAATAGCTAAGAACAGCTACATCATAAATTGGAGAAACGTTTTCTACATTGAAAAATGGAGCATCAACTGTATCAGAACTCACTGCATTTTTCACATATGCTGTTGCTGTATCAAAATAAATTTGAAGTTGTGGTTTGCGATCATCATCTTCTGATAACTGATCTAGTAAGTCATCAACAGTTACACTCATTTAAATACCTCCTGATTATACGGCAGTAGACGTTGTGGTTTTGAAGTTACCTACTTGGTCTGCAATTGCAGAAAATGAACCAGCAACTAAAGCTTCTGAGTCAGTAGCTTTAACATCAAAGCGATCGATTACACGAATTTTAGTAGTATCAGTTTCAAATGCACCAGCACCAATATTTGTTGGAAGTAATGACATGTTTTCACGGTCAAACAATGTAATAGCTTGCGACATATCTCCATAGTAAAGTGGATAAACTGTTGATCCAGTATTTGGAAGCCAGCGATCTGCAACAACAATAACTTGTTTACCTTTAATTAGATATGAATTAGGTTTTGTTGGGTCTGGTTCGAGCAAATATTTACCTTCAGCAGTTTTAACCAAAGCAAGTTTATTCAACCCTGACTGGTTAGTCAAAAGACTTGAAGTGGCGATAATCGCAGGATCAACCGCTGTATTAATCATAGTAATAACATCGTCAAATTTAGCGATTGTTGGTTTTTTAGGTGCTGCTTTCATTACTTCGATAATCGCTTGGTTACGAGTCACAACCACTTTCTTAGCAATCCAGCTTGATAACCATGCAAGAATATTTTCTGCTGTATCTTTAAGCAATGTATTCGTTGCAGTGATGATTCCCGCATAACGTTTAATCAAGTATTTGATAATTGTCAACTGAGGATTGTCAAGGTCTGGAATTTTTCCATCTTCTGCATCCATTACAGTCAACGGAGTTACATCAGTCCATTTTTCATATACACGACTACCGCTTGAAGTAGAAACACTCTCAACACGTACATATTGTTGTAGCGAGTCATATTGGCGAACCAATGTGTTAATCATAGTACGGATATCTTGCGGAATAGTAAGTCCAGCAGCACTATCACTTCCGCTAGTTTCAGTTTTAGATGAAACGGTATTCATAAACGCCATAGGGTTACGAACCAGATTCACGAAGTCTTTAACAAATTTGTCTTTGAGTTCATTTTCGCTTTTGTTCAATGGATCTTTTTCTTCTTCACGCATATTAACTACTTGCTCAGCTTGAGCTTCAACAAGTTGTTCTCTCAATGCGTCGCGGCGAACTTTTTCATTATCACGTTTATTTTTTAATTCTGACATAGCCTCTGCTGAAAAATTATCATCATTAAGAGCCATGTTGATTTGGTCATTAAAGTCTGTGACTTTATCTCCTGAAGCAATCCATGCTTCGTTCAATTGATTTACTGTTAATTTAACTCCCATTTGAGTCTCCTTTATTTTTCTAATAAAATAGCCAACTTACGAGAACGTAAATCAGCTTGTTTGTTTTCTATAATTGGTTCTTCTTTCGGAGGGTTATTCCGATTTTTGAAATTCATGAAATTCATAAATTCATTAAGTTTATCAGCAGTTGGAATATTGCCGATTGAGTTAGAAAATACTGGTTTATTAGCATCCACAAACATAATATTATCTGCAAATCCTTTATCAACTGCATCTTGAGCTGTCATCCATGTTTCGTTAGACATCAACTGCAATAAATCAGATTGTTTCATACCAGTTTTTAATTCATAAGCCGCAGCAATAGATTGGTCAACACCATTTAAAACTTTAGCTTCTTGCTCAAAGTCATCAGCATTTCCTTGGCTACCACTCATAGCCTTATGAATCATCAATTGGGCTGTTGGAGAGATATTTACCGTATCGCCAGCCATTGCGATTACTGAAGCTGCAGATGCTGCCAACCCTTGAATATTTACAGTTACAGGTTTACCATTCATCTTAATAGCAGTATAAATCTCAGAAGCTGCAAATACATCTCCGCCATTAGAAGCGATATTTAAAACAATTTCTTCATCATCAGCATTTACTAAGGCATCATTAACTTTAGATGGACTTGTATAATCGATTCCAAACCAGTCATACATCATTCCGTAACTATTATCAACTACATCTCCTTTAATGTCGATTACCGTCATCATTTACCTCCTTTCTAAGAATAATCACCATGACCACCTCCTTTCCTATGGTACTGGCTCATTACTTTGGCCAGTTGTCTTTTTATTTGTATTTTCAGGAGCTGGTAGGTCTTTAGGAATATATCCTGCTTCTTGCAAGACAAATGTAGCTTGATTTTCAGCCAATGCACCCCATCTTGTAGCAGTACTAATAGTAGATAAGTAATTATCACCAAGAGGGTCAATAGCTGGTCTCATGTTAACGCTTATGTGGTCGCTTAACTTATACTCCAATTCACTTATAGCAGGTCGTAAATAGCGATTTAATGCACTTGCGTACATTCCACTTATTTGTTGAATTGATGATTGTTGGTCACCTTGTCCACCAATATAGCTGTCAGGAAGTCCATATACTTTAGCATATTGCTTAGAAGTCCAATCTGTTTGTGATAATAATTGAGCTACATTTGATTTAATTTCTAGTGCAGTAAATTCTTCAAGGTCATCTAATACTACAGGGCCGCCACTTCTTGAACGTTTCATAAACGAACGAGAACGAGATGCTTTATCTTTATCGCTAAGAAGCCCGCCACCTTTAACAGTAAGTACACCAGGAACATTTAATGAACTATTCAATGAACTAATTGTTAATCTATCAGATGCTCTTTGGATTTTTGATTCACGTCTCAAAGAGTAAAGTGGACTAATTCCAGTTTTACCACCATCAATTGATAGTAGTTTCATATGAATCAAATCGCTCTGTGGAGCTTGTAAAATAGGCTCTATCTTAGGGTCATCAAAAGTGATGTTATAATACATTCCGTTTTCATACTCGAAATAATAAGTATTTACTTGAGATGGCCTTAAATATTCCCATTTCATATCAGCGCCATTAGCATTTCTCCAACGATAAGCGAATGCTTCGCCTCCTAAAAGCAACTGTGCAAACATTGATTGCCAAAATCCATGTTTATTAGAATTAGTACTTGGATTATCAATGATTCCTTGATTCTTTTTCTTTTCAGCATTGATTTTAACTATTGCTAAATCACTAGATAGTTGCAAGATAATAGAAAATAAGTCTGAATTTCTTAATGCTGCACGAGCTGAAACCCATTCATTATTATCACCAAGCAAACTTTCCATTATTTGAGTATCATTTCCATCTGGAAAATAGCTTTGAACACTACCAGCTTCTGGCGGATCATTTGTTTGGTTGATAAAGTTTAATATTGGCAAAATCAATCACCTCCCTTCTTTTCTATAAACTCGGAAATTAATCCTGCTAAAATAAAAACAACTGATAAAGTAATTCCTCCAGCTGTTATATTCCACATAAACATTGTTACTGTTATGGTTACTGCAAAAGCAATAAACATCAATACATCAAATATTTTCCAAATTAAAGAAAATAAGTTTTTAAAAATCTTCATCGAATCCCCAATCATCATCTATTTCATCATCAAGGTCTAATAAGCCAGATTCTTGGCTAGTGACCCATTCTTTTACTTGTTCTGGTGTCATATGCTCAACTTGCCAACTCTTGTCATTTGCCATACCATAATCATCAAAGTGATACATCCCTTGAAATAAAGCATCAATAATCGCATCAACAACATCAATTTTTAAAGTTGCTTTTCGTTTATCTACCTGTATTCCTATTGAATCTTCTCGTAAAACCGCATTTAACAGCGATTTTTCCATGATTTTATCATCTAGCCTACTAATAGAGCCCTCTACAAATAGTTTTTGTAAAAATTTTGTAGGGTCTTTCAACTCACTCGTTCTTTGACGTATAGGTTGTAAATTATAGCCCGTATTATTCATGAGCATTTGAATTACTTTAGTGATACCCATTGCATCGTAACCAAAAAAGATAACATCCAATGCGTTATCTTCAATATAGTTTACAATCCATTCATAGACCTCATCATCATTGATTAGCCCTTGTTGGTGGCTTGTGACTGTACAAAAACCATATTTTTCTAGTTCTCTATAATCAATACCATCTTGTTTTTCTTTAGCATCAATTGAACCTGCTCTTTGGAATGGAACAAACGAATGCTGTTCAACATGCCACTTAGGCTTTTCTTCATCATCTAAATAAGGAAAAACGAAAGCAATCGCTGTATTATCTGACATCATTGAATAGTCAATACCTATATAACAGCGTTGCCCATGAATGCTAAATTCAGGAATAATAGCTTTTTCAACATCAGCAAGATTTAAGTAACTATCAACATCTTGCTGAAGCCACATATTAAGGTTTTTAGTTTGAAAATCATGTAGTGTCCCTTGTAACAAGTCACTGTTTCGTTTGTCAATCAATCCTTTTAGTAAAATATCTTTTTTATCTTCCAATTCAAGAAGAGGGTTTGATTTTACCCAAGTTTCTGGTTCGAATGTTTCTGATAAATCATCTTGCGCCCATACCAAACATAAAGAAGTATCTGCTTCTCTATCCCAATCTTTCTCCATAGCTTCTTGAAGTGTTTTTTGGTCCTTCCTAAAAGGAACGCTAGGGTCTGGATAGGAAGTTGAAATTTGTACAAACTGATGATTTTTAACCAAAACTTGTCCAGAAACAATTTTAGAAATTTTTTCTCTATTAGTTACCTCTCCGATTTCATCAAAAATAGCAGTTGTAAAGTGAAAGCTATCATATTGACCAGCTTCATGAGAAATAGCACGAATTTTATTATTCATTTTCTTCATGACAACTTCATCATTCAGAATAGAACGATCAGTCAAACCTGTTTCAGCAGCAATTGTTTTAAATGGTTCAATTTTTATAACTGTCTTAAGCATCGTCTTAACATATCCAAACAATTTGCTTGTCTGTTTAAAGTTTATCGAGGAAACTAAAAAGTCCTGATTTGATAAACCAAGACTTTCAAATAAAAATGAATAAACCATCAAAATTGCTAGAATATAAGTTTTACCTTGCCCACGAGATACTGATATTATAGCGACGGTAAACCTTTTTCCACCTTCGCTATTCCTCCAGCCTATCAGCATACACATAATGAATTTTTGCCAAGGCATTAGCTCAGTTGGTTCGCCTGTATCAACATTCGGGACAACTGAAGCAACTTTTAGTAAATTTTTTATTTCCTTTTTAGAGTATCTATAAGGAAAATCTTCACGTCCAATTCTTTGAAGGTCTCTTAAATGCCTAAATGCTGCTAATTTTGTTAGATAACCAGATTTTGTTATACCGTCTAATACTGCGAATGCATATCTTGTGCCAGGGTCTCTATATTTAGCACGTATTTCTGAAAAATCAATACTACGATAAGCTCCTAAGACGTCGTGGTCCTGCGTTAAATCAACTTTAAATTCAATGATAAGATTATTCATTGTTTTTGTAGGAGCTAACTCAGTAATCATCATCACCTCCATCAAAGAACGCCTTCATCTTATCTTTAGTGCTTTTTTCATTCGTATCTTGCATGTTAAGATCTATCAATTCAGAACGTGATTTTGGTGATAAGCCTAATTCAGAACCAATCTTTGTAAGATTTTTTATTGCATCAGAGTAAATTTGAGTCATTGGATTACGTTTAAATCCTTGGAACTGTCTATCAATAATTTCACCAGTCATATCTTGAACTGGTTTATAAATTTCTTGAACCTCACCATGTTTTTTAAGATGTTCGTATGAATTTCTATAAATTTCATACTGAGTGCAATACATTTCAACTAAAAATGAATCAATCTTATCAACTGGCTTTTGTTCCTCAAGAAAGGGAACAGTTTTACGCCAACAAGCACTTGCGAGAGGAGAAAGGTGCTTAGGTGCACGATAGGACAACTTCCCGTCATTACTGTCTTTGAACTTCTTAGCTGTCATTTTTTCTCCTTTCTTTTAGTGTTTTGACCCCCCCTATATAAAAATTTTGAAAAATGGGTTTTCACGCAAGACGATACCTATGTGTGTGCTTTCCCAGTGAAAAGATAGGGGGGAGGGTTATTAAAAATTATCGTTCATTTTTTTGAAAATCAGGGACATCTTTTACATTTTTTATGGGGATTACATTTTTAGTTTTATTTCCGTAACCAGTTCCATAATAAATTTGTTCCCACTTAGTTTTCCTTGTGTGGCATTTGCTACAACAGAAAGCCAAGTTATCCATGATGGTCTTACCATTCAAGTCAAACTCAACTGGCACGATGTGATCCACTATCTTACCAGTTCTTACTCTGTTGTGTGCTTTGCAATACTGACAAAGGAAGTTGTCTCTACGTCTTACTACATCACGTATAGACTTCCATTGCTTGCTTTGATAGAACTTATTCTGCTCTACTTTAATATCGCTATACTCACGCTTGCGTTTGTTATAGTCTTTGTATCGTTTACTATTATCAGTACGATTAGTCCATCGCTCTCTGCTTGCTTGATATGCAGCTTCTTTATCAGCGTGCTTAGTACAATAGTGTAGTGGTCTAATAACTACAGCGTGGCAGTTAGGCTCACGACAACGTCCAGTCATCGGCAAGATAGCATCTCCTTTCCAACAATAAAAGGCTGCCCATTGGACAACCTGTAATAAAATATAATCAGGATAGCTGGATTTGAACCAACGACATCTCCTTTCCAAAAGGAGTAGGCTACCAGACTGCCCCATATCCTGTGAACAGACATTTTACATACTATTAAATGGAAATGTCTGAAACCATTTAATACTGAACTCCTAGCTTTGAAGTCCACAATAGCAAGATAGAGTCACGAACTCTATAACTTCTATTAGCGAAGTCGTTTCTGTTCCTTGCTGTCAGCTCCAACCGCACTGACTTATTAATATTATTTGGAAACTGTACTAGTATTATCAGCCCCAAATAATGTTGGACATAGCAAGTCAGGGAGTCGAACCCTAACAAGCTTATGAAGCAATTCAAACCGATACTTATGATATTTTGTGCTTTTGCCTTTTACTTCATGCTACAAGTATATCAGCAAAAACAAGGGTTGAGGTGCCAATTTCAGGCAATTTCGATTCTTTTTTTGCCTATTTTGTCCCTCTCAAATTAAGTGAATAACAAAAGAATAGATGTCATTCCTAAATTTATAATAAGCAGCTTTAGCTTTCTTCTGTGGAACTTCAAATCCTTGAACATCCAATTCTTGCATTACTTGATACCAGTATCTGCCATTATATCCTTCACATTTTAGTCTTATTACCTCCTTTTCAACTTGAATCAAAGGTAGATACCAGATGTCGATTTGTCTTATCAATTCTCTTAATCTGATTAATTCCTCATCATTTTCAAGCGCTTCTTTATTTAAAACATGACTTTCAGGCTCCGAACCGCCAGAATAAGCTGTACGAATGCCTAAGTTATCTACTTTTTGCTTATAAAGATATCTACTTTCAATTGATTTTATTCTGGCTTCAAGTCTGCCATTAACGTAATCTCCAATAATTCTATCTAACTTATCTGCCATTCATCAAATTCTCCTTTTGTGGTATAATTAAGTTAGAAATTCAGTTGCCGAAGCCCATTGCCGTGGACTTTTTTGTTTACCACCAATGCAATGCATATCTACCAAACCAGATAATAAACATGATTAATATAATTGGAATTAAGCATCCTCCGATGCACCCATCTTC